CAGCAGCGTACGTGAGCACTTCTTCAGACTCGTCTGACATGCTCCAGACCTTCTTCAGCTGCTCCACGAATGCCTGAAGAACAGCTATTGTTGGTCTCCCCCCGTCTTGGGGGGAAGTGTAGGGTTTACGAGTTCGTCAATCGTGCAATTGAAGACCTCAGCGAATTTTTTCAAGTCTTGTAAGCGTGGCTCTCTACGGCCATTTTCAAAATTCCAAATAGTCGTTTCAGATAGCCCAACTTTTTCAGCTAAATCCTTTTGTGTCCATCCCATTTTCATTCGGAAATATCTCAAACGTATAATCGTAACCACCCCCATATCATTACATTTGTTATGTTTAAGACCAGAATAACCCCAATCCATACATATGTCAAGAGAGAAACCTAAAATAATACAAATTGATCCAATCACACATTCGTGATATTTTTTAAAAAAGGAGAGATGAGATGCATATAATAGGCGAGAGGCTCAGAGAGATAAGGAGAAAGCTAGGTATTACACAAGGGGAGCTGGCATCACTGGTTGGCGTCTCAGAAACTACTGTTTGGAATTGGGAAAACGGTAAACGAGAACCGCGAAGCTCGGAGATAAATAAACTCGCCAAAGTTTTGGGGGTCAGCGTATCTTATCTTATGGGCGAAACGGACATGGATCATGAAAATGTTAAAAAAAATTCTTCCCAACATGTAATTGAAATACCCATCCTCGATCCCACGCTCATAGCCTGTGCAGGGAAAGGTAACCATATCGAAAGCGTATATGCAAAGGCAGAAAAAACAGTATTCCTGCCCGCATCAGACGTGGGCGTCATTTCCGTCGATGCCGACAAGAGACCTTTTGCTGTGGTCGTCGAAGGCGACTCGATGGAAGGTGCTGGCATTCCCGACAAAAGCATCGTGGTAGTTAACCCCGCCGAGGAGATTTACGACGGTGATCCGGTATTGGTTATTTTCGGCATTATGCGTCAAATAGCCATCAAGTGGATTTTCTTTAAAAGAGATGGTAATATTGAATTACGAGCTGCCAATCCTGCATATCCTCCACTTATCTTTAACAAGGAAGACATTGAAAACGATATGATTAAAATAATAGGCAAGGTAATGTACGTCATAAATAAGCCCAAGAGAGGTTTTTAAAAATAATCAATATAAGTTAGGAGGGGAAGACGTGGCTAAAGAAAATGAAAATAAAGAAATGAGCGAAAAGAGTCAAGTAGATAAAAAGGCATCGACAGCAGCAGGCGTTGGATGTCTAATTATTTTAATAGTAATTATTGTTATTATTGGATTTAAATTTTTTGGTAGTAGCAGTAAACCATCCTCTTGGCCAACATCAGAAATAACCCCGGAGACAGTTACAGCAGCATTAAGAGAGGATTCAGGATTAAATCCAATTTGGGAATGCATAAACTTCAAGGACAATATTGTTAAAGTTGAAGTCATAGACAGTGCAATTAATCCCGGGCACAAGAATTTATCTGTGTTCTTCAAAATAGGACAAGTATGGGATGAAACCGATCTGGTTCGATGTGTCGGGGGTACAGTATTGTCAGCCTGCAGCATTTTATATCAAAACCCAAAAGTAGATACTGTCGGGATGTTTGCGTTAGGTGAAATGACGGATAAATATGGTAACAGCAGCCTGGAGACCGTTGTAAAAATAATTTTCAATAGAGACATAGCCAATAAAATTAACTGGAAGGGCTTTACTGAACAATTCAATGTCGACCCAGGCAATATTTATAGAATAGCCGAAAGCTATCATATTCGTTATGGCATCTTAAAATATGTTAAATTAGATAAAGTAAAATTAATAGAATAAGCCAAAAATGAGGTGAGCAGCTGTGAAAAAGTGGGTTAAAAGGTTTGTCCCTATTGGTATTGTCATAGCTGTCATCACATCATTTGTCTTTACTGGCATTGCCTCTCAAAAAGCACCATCCATTCCTAGCACTGCAGAAAAAGCCCTTGTCGCACGCGTCATAGACGGCGACACCATACAACTTGATGACGGCAGGAAAGTAAGGCTCATAGGAGTCGACACACCCGAAACGGTCCATCCCCAAAAAGAAGTAGAATATTATGGCAAAGAAGCCTCGGACTTCACTAAATCCATGCTCGAGGGCAAGGAAGTTTATCTGGAATACGACGTCCAGCCCACTGATAAGTACGGCCGCACACTGGCTTATATCTGGCTTTCGGACGGTACGCTTTTTAATGAATTGCTCGTGCTGAAGGGATTTGCACAAGTTGCCACGTTCCCGCCAAACGTCAAATATGTAGAGCGGTTCACTGCGGCACAGAAGCAGGCCATAGAGGCCAACGCCGGGCTGTGGGCTAAGGAAAGCATAGGAAAGCCGAAGGCGCAGGCAAAGGAAATCATTGTCTATATTACGAACAGCGGTAATAAATATCATAGGGCAGGATGCAAATATTTGAAGAAATCTTGCATCCCGATATCCTTAGAGGAGGCTAAAGCAGAAGGCTATACGCCATGCAAGGTCTGCAATCCGCCTGAATAGAAAGACATCTATTTAATAATAGCCTGAGAGCAGGGAGAGAAATACGATCCCTGCTCTCTTTTTTTATTTGCAAAAAATATTTAAAAAAACATAAAAAAGGTGTTGACAAAAAATGAAGGTGCATATATGATATAGACAGCAAGGAAGAAAGCAGGCAAGGAAGAAAAATAGGAGGGATTAGAGATGAAACAAAAAGAACTGGAACTGTGGAAGTTATACGGCGAGGATAAATATTTGGTAGTGAATCCCGATGAACTTATCCAACGTGTCTCGTTCTATGAGACCGAGGCCTATATGTTTAGCCCAGATGCTGACATGGACCTTATTCGCAAGGCTCTCGTGGAATATCGGGAGCGCAAAGAAAATGATGAGTGGCTGAGGTTTTATGAGATCCTCGACGAGTATGGCATCGCTTATGAAGGTACCAATGAGGCCGAGGACTACAACCCAGATGTCGTCCTTTGCTTCCCAGATGATGACGATCTCAAGTGGGCGGTATGTAGGATGAGCGATCTTATATTGGGTGTTTCCAACGTCTTCCAATACTGGGACGGTTCGAACTGGCAAGAGATATGGGCAGAAAATGATGTACAGCATCGCCTGTCCGTCGTCATCGATGAAGAGACGAAGGAGAACTTAGACGAATGGGACGGGTCAAACTGGTGCTACCTACAACCATTCAATCATGGACGCCTTTACAAGATCCTTACTGTCGATAGTAAGCCTGTTGAGAATAAGTGGTTGTTATGGGAAAGCGCTGACTGGCAAGGCTCGCTCGACTGGGGCACCATCGAAGGATAAAAATAATGGCGGGGACACCCCCCGCCAACAAAAACAATAAAACAAGGAGGAATTAAAAATGATAAAGATAGATAGAAACGTTAACATGCTCTTCTTAAAGAGGGCGGCCATCATCGACATGCTCGATGAGTCGGCTCATATCGATACTGGGATTGAATATCCTGGTCGCGGGTTTCATTCCCTGTATGAGACAAAGTTTCAGACCGCCGATGGCTACACGGTGTTCTGGGCTTGGGTCATTGGCGGTGATGGCGACGGCATAAAATACACCGTCGCCGTTGCTACCAATGATGAAGGAGATGTTAAGGTGGGATGGGAGCGTGGGCACAAGAGCTACGTGTTCAAGCGCCCTGTCCCGAGGGAATTCACAAATGCAATTAGGTACCTTACCCCCGGGAAGCTCTTAATGATAGGCGAGTTGCCGGGGTTCGACCAGGATGGCCACCATCGTGATGGATGGTTCAGCAGGGGCCTATTTGCGACGAAGCTCTTAACCCCCAACTGCCTTATGACATCCGTTGAGTGTGCTGATCCCGAGCTAGTTCTCCAGCCCGAGTGCTGGAGGATAAAGGAGGGGGTATATGTCGTATTCCCTGACGGCTCTTATCGCCTAATGGGGTTCATGGATTATCTAACAATAAAACTTTGGGATAGGCCAACGCTTAGGCAGGGAGATTTAATGTTCTTTAGGCTTCAATGGCCGATAGAGTTTAACGACAATGGTGAGCCTGTCTCCCCGCCTTCTTTTACCTATGAAGTGTATCCCGAAGGTTACAGTATGGACAGGCACGGCATTGATGGCCTTGTTCTTATACGTAAGAGCAAGGCCGAGGGAGTTTACGAGAAGGATATTTTCCTCGTGGGGGCAGCTGCCGTAAGACACCCCCAGCATGGCACGTTAGAAATCCCCGAGGGGCATTATGAAATTGTGATGCTCCCCGGCACGTCCCGCCCATTCCAAGATGGGATAGATTAAAGGAGGGGTTAAATATGGCAAGATTTGTCATGAACACATCTATTTTACCGAATGACGGAATATTTAGCTTAGCAACAATTAGTGAGGATGAGGCTAAAAGATGGGTTGCCAGGAAAGACTGGGTGTCCGCAGTAGGGCATCCAGGAACGGCTGAGGTGATGTCATCCCTGTTGGGCGTAGAAATACCATCTAACAGGGTACAGATAACCTTTGAGGCAGGTGACGAGGCGCTTGTTTTTAAGCTTGACTGTCGTCTACCCGAAGGCAAGGTACTTAGCGTTGATGAGCTTAGGGAATTGCCCTTTACATGGAAACTCCTTAAACGGATAGAGTAACATAATTACAATAAAAGGAGGGATTGGAAATGTCAGAAAAAAGATTAATGGTAAGTTGTTATAGGGGATTGGCACCAGTATCGGTGCCGGCTGAGTGGGTACAGGGAATGGACATTAAGCACGGGTTTGCGGCCGAGAACGGCCGTGCCCAGATTTACTTCAAGGGCATTAACCGCGCCTTTGAGGTATGGGTAGAGCAAGACGGCCCAGACGTAAGACAGTGCTGGCGTGAGTTAACGCCAGAGGAAATAGCCGAGATCCAATGGGGGCCGATATGCTCCCCGTGGGAGCCAAACAGTGTAGCCCAACTTTTCGGGCACGGACGCCCGATAAGGTTGGGAGAGGAAGAATAGGAGGGGGCGGGATGGAAATTAGCATCGAACTTACCAAGAAGGGCCTGCCCGCCCTTTGGGAGGAGGGCGGGGGTGCGACCAACACCGGGTCGGCGACAGTCATTGCCGGCCTCAACGGGGAAAGGCTGACTCCCGTTTATGTGCGACGAAGCGGGAGCCTGTCATGCGGACAACATGCCCTGTTCATTGTTAGGACAGGGTATCGTGTGATAATGGTATCCCATTGGCGACAAGATTTCACAATCAAGGTCTATCGGATAACAGAGATAGACCTGGAAAACAAAACCGCACAGCTCGAATTGCTGTGCGAGTTCAGTCGGGGGGAATGGGATAAAGACCCGTCCCCCGATCTAGAGGACGCCATAGAGGCAGCAAAGGATAAGGCTACGTGCTACCACTGCCGTAGCCCGCACTACGCGGCATAGCCTTATCCTCACG